CCAGCCAATCCCAGTGGCATCACTGCTGATGGCACCACCACAGTGGATGGCACACAAGGTGGCATGGACGTTACACCAAAAGGACAAGGCTATGCCGCAGGTTACATGACTGGTGGTGCTGTGGCGCCCAATGGCTTGCCTGTGACCCCGGCTGTGTCATTCCCAGCCAGTGCTGTGGCTGGTGATTATGTGTTGCGCCTGGACTACAAACCCAATAGACTGTTTCGTTATGATGGCAAGCGTTGGGTCAAGATTGAACAGAAAGTCAGAACCTCGCTTGACAACGGACCACTAAATCAAAGCCTGCGCAGCAGTTTTGTAAATAACACAGCCACGGTGAATACCAAAGATCTAGGCAACATTCCAAGTAGACAAAGTCTTAGTGAAGCATTGAAACCCAGAGCCGACAATGGCGATCAGGGCGGCTTCTTACCACCTGGCACCTAACGAAAGAACACAAGTGCAACAATTTTTTTATGACGCCCAGATACGCAGATTCCTGTTGCAGTTCACTAGAATTTTTTCAGGATTCCAAGTAGAATATGGCAACGAAACTGACGGTGTAAACGCTGCCGCCTTGTTGCGTGTGCCTGTACGCTACGGCGATGCCAGTCGCAATGCACAGACTATCATACAAGAAAACAGCCGCAACGCTTTGCCTTCCACTCCGTTGATGACATTTTATATCACTGGACTGGACTATGAACAAACACGTTTGCAAGATCCAACTTTTGTCAGCAGAATCAATGTTCGGCAACGTACCTATGACTCGGCCACAGAAAGCTATGAAACCACTCAAGGCAATGCATTCACAGTGGAACGACTCATGCCTGTGCCTTACAAGCTCACCATCAACTTGGATATTTGGACAAGTAATACCAGTCAAAAACTTCAATTGCTGGAACAGGTGCTGACCATGTTCAATCCCAGTTTGGAAATACAAAGCACAGACAACTACATTGATTGGACCAGTTTGAGTGTGGTATTTTTGGAACAGGTAACTTGGAGTTCAAGAACCATCCCTGTGGGCACTGACAATCCCATTGACATAGCCACTTTGAGATTCAGTTTGCCAATTTACATTTCGCCACCGGCCAAGGTATTGAAACTGGGTGTGATTGAACGAGTGATTGCTTCAATCTATGACGCACAAGGTGACCTAAATGATGCTGTGCAAAACAATGACTTGTTATTGGGCACCAGACAAGTTATCACTCCTTACAACTATGCCACTGTGTTGATTGGCAACAAGATTCAAGTGTTGCAGGCCAGCGACTTGGCACAAGAACCCAGCAATGACTTGCTTACCCCTGCAGGCATTGTGTCTGACAGCAATCTATTGTGGCCTGCTGTGATTGATTTGTACGGATCATTGCGACCAGGCGTGAGTCAAATCAGACTGATTCAGGCCGACGAATCTGAAATTGTGGGCACTGTGGTACTGGATCCCAATGACGATAGATTTTTATTGTACAGTGTGGACATTGATACCACCCCACAAAACACCCTGGAGCCTGTGGATGCTGTGATCAATCCTTTGACTTCTGGTCCAAGACCCGAAGACAGTGTGTTGGCTGGTGTGAGATACCTGCTGACCGAAGACACTGGCGCAGGAGTCAATCTAGATCCAGCACAGGCCTGGGTAGGTGAAAATGGTCGTCCTCTAGTGGCCCATGCCAATGATATCATTGAATATCGCAACGGTGCCTGGCGTGTGGCGTTCATGGCCAGCACTGCCAACGAAATCCAATATGTCACAAATATAACCACAGGTCTACAGTATGAATGGACTGGTGACAGTTGGGTCAAAAGCTATCAAGGTGTGTATCCTGGAGGCACCTGGAGACTGGTACTGTGAAGGCCGTGGGAGTTTGGTTCCGCAGTGTGGCCACTTCAAGATATCTTTATCTTTTGCGCAATGACGCAAAAAATCCCAGTACCTGGGGCTTGCCTGGTGGCAAAGTAGAATCAGGCGAAACATTGCTGGGTGCCATGGAACGTGAATGCATTGAAGAACTGGGCCACATGCCTGAATATCAACGTCTTGTACCGTTGGAAAAATTCACATCAGCTGACGGTGTGTTTGAATATCACACCTGGATATGTGTTGTGTCGCAGGAATTTGTGCCCACACTCAATCATGAACACCTAGGCTGGGCCTGGATTGATCGAGGCACCTGGCCTCGACCCATGCATCCAGGTCTGTGGAACACAGTGAATTTAACCACTGTGCAAGACAAGATACACACTGTAGAGCAGTATCTTGCTGCAGATTCTCAAGCCTGACTTTCTTGGAATTGCAACTGCACTTCGCCAACTGGAGTAGTGCTGGTGGTCAACGCTGTGATTGTCACTGCCAACACTTCAGGTCCGTTGGGATAGGTACCTATGCCAGGAACAGCACTGGTTCCAATCTGTTTGACATTGGTCAAGTCCAGCACCCCAGAATTGGTTGTTGAAATAGGTATGGCAAACAGTCGTTCGCCTCCTACAATTTCAGCTGAAATATTTTGCACAACCAATGACATGTCGTTTGCAGGGGTAGAACCACCTATCACATTGCCAAGGATCTTCAGTGTGTCGCCCACAGCATAGCCTGTGCCAGGATTTTGAATCTGTATGGCTGTGGTGGTAATTCCATAGGTAGTGCCTGTTCGTGTCAACTGCACAGTGAGGTTGGCTCCTGTGCCTGCACTGGATACTACCACTGGAGTCAAGTTGGCAAAACTTTGATTTGAAGAGAATGTAACCTTGGTACCTGTACGAGTAAAACCGCCTACAGTACTCAATGGTGCAGATTGCACACCGCCGGTGCTGACACCAGAAAAAACTGGTGCGGTAGAAAACTGTGTAAAGCTGGGCTGGAAGCCACCACCTATGTTGTTCAGTCCTGCCCATGCAGTGTTGGCTGAGTCAATGTTGTTGGGGTTCAAGATACCAGCCACTAAGAATCTACCTGCAGTGATGTTGAGTGTGAGGTTGACCAGGGTCAACTGTGCTCGATTTATAAGATCTTTTACGCCCAGATCACCAATTACACCATTGCTGACACTGGGGCTGAGACGCATGACAAACGCCACTTGTTGTGCGCCTACCAGAGCAGGGAGGCCATAGTTGGTACGGTTGAATTGGAAGCTGTAGCCTTCGTCACCATCAAAATTGCCGTCCATGATAATGGCTGAACCCCAGTGATTTACCAAGGGAGTACAGGTATTGCTGATCAAAATCACACCAGTGTTGATAACATGGCTGGCAGCAGCACTACTGGTATAACTGCGAATTTGTCCTTCTTGCCACTGAGTAAATGTTGCGGCACGAGTACACCCAGTCAAGATGTTGCCATTCTTGCCAGAATACTTTATAACTTCACTGTCAATCATCACAAACACTGGATAAGTCACAGAAGCTGCAGGGTAATCTGTGGCGTCTACCAGGGTGATTGAGGTTTGGCTGGCATCAATGGCACTGGCAAGACTGCTGTTGGGTGTTTCATTGATGGCTTCATAACGTGCTGGCAAGTTACCTGAACGCATAAATGCTTCGTTGTTCAAGTTGTTGTTGGGTCTACGATGTGCATGAATAAATCTACCATCTTGTCCACGTACCATCCAGGTCACATAACCTGCACCGTACCATGAGTATTCAATACCCAACATCTGCATTTTGGTAGCGTTGATGGTGTAGCCTGATTGACCTGTTCCGTCTATTTTGTCAATGTTGAAATCGCTTTGTCTCACACGCAATTCGGTGCGCAAACACATTTTTACACGACTTTGGTTGCTGACTCCGCGAAACGGAGGAATCACTGTCATTCTGTTGTTGTTCAATATGCTGGTAACATAGTGTGACATGCCTTTGATTGTGACCAAATCTCCAGTGTTGACTTGATCTTCAAATCTACAAGTTCCATCTCCTGTGACCAAGTTGGATCCCACGCCCACGCTGACCAGGCCGGCCAACTGATTGGTTGAAGTACGCAACACTGTGTTCAAACTTTGTCCATCATGTTCCCAAAACATTCCGTTTTGATCATCAAACATGCCGGCACGAATACTGGCACCATGCCAGCCTGACACGTTGATTCTTGGTTGTTGCCCCAGTGTGGGAGTAGCACTGCCCAGGGTGGCAATTGCATTCACAGTGAATGAAAGGTCGCTGACAATGGCAGTGACCACATAGCCAGATTGGTTATACCCTGATGTGGTAACACCGCTGAGCACAATCACTGCCCCGGCATTGAGTCCATGTTCCAAATCAGTTGTGATGGTTATTGCAGATCCTATTGGGGTGGCTGCTGCGGTTATTGCTGCCACATCCAAGGTTGGTTGTAACATGGTACCTGAAGTGAACAACAGGCCTTTGCCTGATTGGTAACGGAAATATTTTTTAGTTTGTCGCACAGCACTGGCACCACGAGTGGGGCTGCCAGGGCCAATAATTACACCGCCGTCAAAGGGTCTGGGCAAAAAGCTGGCATTGCTGCGTATGTTGATTTGCCCTACCACTGGACTGACAACTATTGCACCGGCTTTGGCTGTGTATTGGAATGTGGTGGTGCTGGGAACAGCAGTCACAATAAACGAGCCTTCAGCAAAAGATTGGTTGGTTCCTGCACTGAGAACACAAAGAATAGGAGTGCCCGGAACCAAGCCGTGAGCAAATGTTGTGGTCACTGTTATGATACTGGGGTTGCCGCCATCGCTGGCCATGGAGATCACATCAAAGTCAGCACCAGTGTAAGGGAAGGCCTGACGCACAGTGCTGTCAGTTTGATTCAGTGGATAGCCCAGGGCCAAACTGGTGTTGCGTCTTGGATAAA